ATTCTTTGAGAGCAGACCGAATCGGTGGTGTTCCAGAAAACGCATCATTAGATTCGGATTCGGACGGTCTTCAATCAATTGCTCCCGAATACGATACCCTCTTTACGAGTCCAAAAATCATCGCTCATCAATTTGCTTTCAGCGAATTGGCTATGGAAATGGCTCAAATTGATGATGGTATCGGTGATATTCGTGCTCAATTGAGAGAGGATATGGGCAAGCATCACGCAGAAGTTCAGAATCAAATGCTTGTTATGCCTTTGGAAAACTATTCTCCAACTACGGCATATAACACAGCAAACGCTATTGATAGAGGATATACTTCTCTTTACAAGATTGTAAGCAACTCGGCTGAAATTACCGAATTGGCTGACGATTCTGGTGGAAACCTTGTTGGAACGGCAACTGACCAACAAATTGACACCCTTTACGGAAAACTCCGAAGTGCATCAGGCAACGAGTATTTGGACGCAGAAGTTTCTTTTGGCGATGGCTACCTTTCCGCAGAAGCACGACAATTGACGCTTACTGTTATTAACGATATGATTCGCAGACTCCGTGTTGCAGGTGGTTCTCCAAAGGTTATCCTTACTGGATATGATACGCTTCAAACGCTTTCTGACTTATTACAGGCTCAAGAGCGATTTATGGACAGAAAAGAAATCGTTCCAACTGTGAACGGTGTTCGTGGTGTTAAGGGTCAAGAAGTCGGTTTCCGTGTTTCTACCTACTACGACATTCCTTTGATTCCTGTTGCTGCTATGCCTTCTACTGGTAATAACTCAAGTCAAATTAGTGATATGCTTTTCCTTGATACAGACCATTTGTGGCTATCTGTTATGAAGCCAACTCAATACTTTGAAGATGGTATTAGCAACGGAAACCCATTCGGTGTTGGAAATCTTGGAAACAAGGCTCTTTACCGAACAATGGCTGAAACTGGTTGTTCTTACTTCAAGGGTCAAGGAAAGATTACCAATCTCCTTTGAGGTGATTTAATTGACAGAAGAAGTTTTTACGGTGAGTCTGTTAGCAGACCACAAGGGTTTTACCAAACCGAGAGCAAATGGCGATGAATACATGGTTGATGCTCTACTTGATGTTTCAACCTATGATGCTTCTGGTGTTGTTCTTAATGCAAGTAATTTCGGACTAAAAACAATTACTGCGGTTTCTCATACTGGAACTAGCAATGTAAAGTTTTATCCAACCTTTGTAATTTCAGGAACAGATGGAAGTTATACTAGCGCAACATCATTTACAATGCTGATTGTTGATGCTTTACAGGCTACTCCTGCCGAAGTTGCAGATGGTGGAACACATAGCGGAATGCAATTCAGATTGAGAGTATTTGGAAATCTTTGAGGTGTTTTAATTGGCAACAATTAAACTAACCAAAGGTTCAAGAGCAAAAACGCTCTTAATTAATGGGGAGTTATTGGCGAGGGATATTTCACTAGATGTTCCTACTCAAGACGCTTTGAGGTATTTAGGTGATTTATCCCTTGATATTTCTTTCGCTGAAAGTGAAAGAAAGGAATTGCGGAAACTTGACCCATCTATCTTAACTCGCTTAGGTAAGGCTTTAAAGAGGGATTTAGATACACACGACAAACTGTGTGCATATCTTCTTCCCGCTAAGCCTAAAATCAAGAAAGCCCCTGCTAAGAGCAAAAAGTCGTCTTTGACTGAATAATCCTAGCGATAGGGTTAAGAGGGTGATACCTCATAGACTGTTTGAGCGAGAGTGATAAATCATGCCGAGTTGCAGAAGTAGTGGAGCATTAACAGCAAATACGCAAGTTTTTACAGGCAAATGTAAATTGATTTCAATTCATGTCTGTAATGATGGTGGCGCACCATTTACTTGTAAAGTGTTTGATGGAACAGATAATACTGGTAAAGAAGTTGCTAGATTTGTATTACAACCTGATTCTACTATGGAATTTGATATGCATGGTGTGTTAATGTCCGAAGGTATCTTCTATGAAGAAACCACGAACAACGGCACAGTATTCATCAATTTCGCTTGAGGTGTTTAGATGGCGGCATTAAGTCAAGATACTCGTCTAATTATGACAATTTTATTTGTTGGCGCATTAAGCGGAACAAATGTTTGGGCATATGCGGCATTTGGGATGAATTTTCCATATGGCCCATTAGCCCATTCTGTTCTATTTGGTTTAGGAACGATTGGGGCAATTATGGTTATGAAAGCCATTTTTGATTTATCCCTCAATGATAGAATTGAACTTTGGCTCTTAGACCGTAAAATTGCGGCATACTGGGAAAGAAAGGCTAGAGATGAACAACAAAGACAAAAGATGCGTGAAAGCGCAAAGCAATACAACACTACCTTTTATCAACCTGTTCAGCAGGAAGAAGAAAATAGCGTTGGTAATGAGTTCTTAGCCGCACTACAATAGGCGGTGAAAGAATGGTCTTTGGCGACATAATGGGCTTTTCTGATTCAGATTATGCTTATAATCAGCAAAGAGCGCATTCAGCAGACATTTTCTTTTTGAAGATGAGAATGCTTTTTTGGGCTTCTTGCTCTACGCTTTCAGCATTTTTAATCGGAAACATCTTAGGTGTTTTTGATATTAACATCATGGGTTGGCTATTTGATAACCTTCTCAATGGGTGGGGGCATTAATGTCCTTAATGACAGGATTTGCTATTCTTGTGGGTGAAGCAATAATAGGATTCTATAAAAAAGTTCACGCTATTAATTTTGGAGTTTATGGAGCAACAATGGTTGGTAAAACAACATTAAGTCATCAATTAAGAACAAGAGGAGAAGTTCCACAAATTAATGAAAGAACAGTTGGGCGACATAGAGCAACGAGAAAAAATGTTAAAATTGATGGAAACTCACATACAGTAAGGAGTGCAGATATTGGTGGAGAAGCAATTTACTGGAAAGAATGGGAAAAGGATATGCAAAACAGAAGAGTAAAATATATTATTTTTATGATTGACCACCGACATTTAGATAATGAAATTAATTTAGACCATCAATTAGCATGGAAATTTTTAGTTGATTCAATAATTTCAAACACATGGTCTAATGGAAAAAAGAAAAGGGATTCCGATTACCCAATGGCGATAGGTATTTGGGCAAATAAATATGATATTTGGGGAAAGAAATATCCATTATCAGAAGGCCAAGAAATAGATAAACATGAAATTTTTGAACCATTCAAATACGGTATGAGAAAGTTAAACGATAAAGGAATACCGTGTTTTAAATATATTGTATCTGCAAAATCTGACCCCGAAATGGTTTATAGAGGAATTACCACAATGATAAAGGACTATTGATTATTATGTATCAAAATAACATTATAGGACAAAATGCACCACAACAATTTAATCCTACTCTCTCGCCACTTCAACAGGCAAGGGCAAGCGGTGTTGTGCAAGAATACAAGTTTATTTCATATAAGCCGAAGACTCAACTGAAAGAACTTAAATTGGTCTTAAAAGCAGAACCAAAGAAGTTTTTAGGTATTAAGTATGGAAAGAAATTTAATCTTAAAGACAGGTGTGTTGTCTGTGGTTTCCATCATATTTGGGAACAAGGAGATTATATGCGTCCACCTATGCCTTTAGATGGGGTAGTGAAAGGACGACCCCTAATGGGAACTTATTGTCCTAAACACGCTTCTATGTATATGCAATTAGAAATGCTACAACAACAAATTCTTGCAGATAAGCATGGGCTTGAATTTAGTGCCTTCAAACCACGAATGCCTAAAATGCTTAAAAGTGGCCCAATTAAGAATTTAAGCAAAGAAGATGTTATGAGCCTTACATCAGCAGGATGGTTTATAACCCCACCCGCTTTAGGAGATTCAAAGACGGCTACCGATGAGGTCATTCGTTTGATTACTGAAATAAATATTATGACAGAAAGACTCAATCATTTGATGCTTAAGCACAATGTTCAAGCACAAAATGAATTACCTGAAAAAGAAAAAATTAAGGAGGAATAGAAGTGGGAATATTAGGAACAAGCAATAGCACCGTGTTAGGTGCAGTTCAAGCACAAAGCGATACACAATTTAAAACGGTGAATAATTTACTTTCATTACAAGAAAATCATGTTGAAGAGTTCTTTCAATATCATGGAGAACAGTTCTTAGTTGCTCTTGAAAAGTTAATGGAAGATGTTGTTGAAAGAGTAGTTTCTCAAATGTTGGCTAAGTTAAGTTTTGATTCTAATGGGAGCAGCCTTACTGTTAATAGAGATGCTCTTCGTGAATACGAAAGAATTACTCAAGAAAACATTGATTTAGATATTCAAAAGTTATTACAATCGGCCATCAATACTGAAGTTATTATGCAAAGAAAGATGGCTAAGCAACAATATCTTGAATCACAGGGCTTTAGTGGTGGAGGGCAACAACCATCAGCAGGAATGGCTTTAGCCAATATTACTGGAAATACTCAACAATTTAATCAAGTGAATAATGCTATGAACAATGGTTCAGGTTATCCTATTCCTCCTTCGGGAACAGATGGATATGGTCGTCCTTATTGGATTGATGCTCAAGGACAAATGAGTTATGAGCCTCCTTCAAGTGGATTACATTTAGGTGCAGCAATCCAAAAAGGGGCGGCTTGGGCAAAATGGTTAATGTGAGGTGAAATAAGTGGTTAATTTCAATTGGGGTAAGCAAACACTTAGCCTACCTCGTTCAGCCTCTTTCATTGAAACACAAATGAAAGACTATGTTCTTAATGGCGATAAAGAATTTCGTCGCAAAATGAGAAAGGCTGTTGAAAGCGTAGAAGATAGCGAGCCAAATAGTGCGGCACTAAAAAGCGAATTAACCAAAATTTTAGAAAAGGTTCTTGACGAACCGCTAAAACCAATCTTGGAAAGAGATACTGATGCTTGGAAAGGGTTTTCTCGTAAGAGAGATAAAACTCCTAATGAAGCAAATCTTTCCTTTATTGAAGATAAAAAAGTTAAAGACATTACTAATGCAAGGGTTCTTGGAAGATTGAAAGGAACAGATGTTTCTTTTATTCGTGGTGGTAAGACCAAACTACCTGACTTTGACTTTGAAGATTTCTTTTCAGCATATGGCGATAAACCTACTATTAATTATGATATTAAATTTAGAGAACATAAGAAACTCAATGATAGGTTTGCTTATGCCCATCAGCCTCAAATGAGTGGACTTAAAGCACACATTGAGGCCAAAATTCCTGCGTTTGATTATAGTGATTTAGAAACGGTAAAAGCAGATTTTATCTTAGAAACAACTGGTCAAGAAGCATCTTATCGTTCTTCTAATCAAAAGTTTAAAATTGGAAAAGAAGTAATTGATTACTCTTTTGATGTTCCTAAATCTTTTATTGAAGCATTAGAAGGAGTTTCTGCACAAGAAAATTATGTCGTTGAAGCAGAATTAAATGAGGATGGAGAGTTTGAATCTGTTGGGGAAAAAATTATTCTTACACCTAATCCCGAAGAAGAAATCAATATGCTCAATGTTCAATCAGCAATTGGTGATTTAAATAGAACGGAAGAGATGAAAGAAGAAAATATTATTGAATTAAATGGTAAATATTATTCCTTCGTATTTAAGCCCGAAGGTGAATCTGGTAAGCAAGCAAATCTTAAATTTCAAGGAGAGGGGAAAGGAACAATTGAAGGATTCTTTGAAGATGAAGCAGTCAAAAGGGTTATTATGAGAGTCTTTAGACCATTCTTAATTATTCCCGATGAAGTATATTCTTTTAAGGTTTATGGCAATATTAAGACCAAAAAGAAAACTCAACCAACATATAGAGACTTTGCTACTGCAACCGATGGTTTAAGAACAATGGGTAAAGATGGAAAGCCATTAACCCAACAAATGATTGATGAACAATCTAAAAGAGCATTTAGCCACAAAACAGAAAAAGACGAGGATGGAAACCCTGTTTTTATTTCCGAAGAAGAATACGCTGAACTGCCAAAAGAAGAAAAAGATAACTACAAGTCTGAAATTAGAGTTTATGATGTTGGAGAAACTGGTGTTAGAGGAACAAAAGATTCTGCTGAATTTGGCGAAGAAACCTTTGGTAGCGAAACTCTTAAATTAAATGATATTGAAGATGCTTTTAGAAAGGCTTTTGTTGAATTAGAATTTGAGGTCATTAAGCATGGTGAATATAACTTAAGCGGCTCTCGTTCAAGACAAAATAGAAGTATGGTTGCTTATTCAAATAAGATTAAAAAGAATGTTAGAAAACTAAAGAGAATGATTGGTGTCTAAAATGGGAACAACAATCTCACCGAGCGATTTTACAGAAATTAATCCTGATTATTCTCAAGGTCGGGGTTTTTACACAAACGCTACCGAAGTTGCTAATTTGCTCCAAGTTCCCGCTTTTTCGGCTACAACCTTCCCTACATTGGCTCAAGTCGGGTCAATCATTAAAAGAGTGGAAGGAATCATAGATGATAAGGTAAAGCGTTCATACCGACCAATTATCACGAAGGACGAGTATCATAACTTTGAATTTTCTCACTTGCCACACAAGGCATATTACGGTGGTCATGTCGGTTTTGTGCAATTAGCCAAAATGAAAGTAAGAAAGATTGTTTCTTTACTTTTATGGCAAGGTAGCCAGTATATTGAAATTGCATCGGCTCAAGCCAAAATTACTTTGCTTGAAAATTTTAGAGATTTGCATTCTATTATTTTACAATTACCAAACAACGGTGTATCTTTTGAGATGGTTGCTGAAAACAATTTAACTGATTTAGCAAACGATGAGTTCAATAATACCTTTGGTATCAAAACAACCAACGAAGAAATCATCTCTTTGGTAAACGAATCTTTTCCTTCAATGTCTCAATTTACTGGTGCAACTGCACCAAAAAGCCTGACTTCTTCTAATTTATCCATTTCTGACTTTTTCTATGGTGCGAAGGCCAAGTCAAACGGGAAGCAAATTCTCTTCTCATCCCTACTTTCGGGGGATGATGGGGCAGATTGTGTCCTCAAGGCAACAATAAAACAGTCATGCACGACTGTAAATGCATCAACGGCTCTTACTGTCGCTGATTCGTCTAAATTATCTGTAGGTATGACTGTAAGTGGAACAGGCATTACAGGAACAATTACCATCGCTTCAATTACTGATGCAACAAATGTGGTGTTAAGTGGAACGGCATCGGGTAGTGGAACAAATACTCTAACCTTCACTACTACTAATGAAATTCCAACTGTCTGCACATTAGTCCCATTTACAGATAAAGAGGACTTAAGAAGGCTTGGTGATTTTTGGACAATTAATGAAGAAGGCCGTATTTTCTTTTTGAAAGATTATCCTTACCATAGAAATAATTCAGTTATTGTTTCATATATTGCTGGCGATAATAGAGTTCCTTCTGCTATTCACGAAGCAACAACAAAATTAACAGCATCAGAAATTATTCGCCATGATGACCAAAGTATTTTAATCACAGAATCGGGTGGTAATATTTCTACCAAAGAAAAATATGATATTCTTCGTAAAGAGGCTATGGATATTTTGAAAGGAAAAGGCGACCTTGTTTATTTCTTGGATTGATTTTTATGGCAATTGAAATTGATATTTCCAAGTTTAATGAATTAGTTAATATCCAAAAAGAAAGACAATTAGTGATGCAAGAATTATCTGAATCACTAGGAATTGATATTAGTTTTAGTGATGAAGAAGTAATGAAATTTGCATTAGAAGAGTTTCAAAAAGAAATAGAAAAACAATTAAATGAGGAGGTATTATTATTGATGAAGTCTCTCTTCTCTTAGATTTATTATCAAATAATTGGTCCTCTAATGCTACTGCTCTTGTTAGTGAAGGAGTAATTAGTGCTGACCACGCTGTTATACCAGACTTTATTGATATTAGAACATTATCTGCTAATAAAGGTGTTCGTGTTGATTTAAGTAGAACACCCGCAACAATTGTTGTTTTTGAAGATTCACAATCAATTACATACCCAACAATTCATTATGATGTAAGAAATGAAACTTATTCTTTTACCCTTCATATTCGGGTGTTGCACGACGAGCGAGGCGGAGCAGATGCCTCACACGGAAAAGACAGGCTAAGGGCTATATACTTGGTGCTTCGTAGGGTTCTTGAGAGCAAACGAACTGGTTATACTGCAAGTGATGGTTCAAAGTTCAATCAATTATTTGTTGGTTCAAGAAGCGAATCAAATGATAGAGCCAAGCGTTTATTCGGATATAAAGTCAATTTAGAAGCAAAAAGATTCGCATTATCTATTCCCTAGTAAGTTTGTTAGGTAAGGGGGAGAAATAACATGAGCGCAGAAGATATATTTTTAGGAAGTCAAGCAAGTTTAACAATGGTTCCCGAAGTGGATTTGTATATTCCACTTGACCATTCAAATAGCACAGGAAGCGGGGATAATGCCGCAAATACAAATACAGTAAAAGTTCACAGTAGTTGGGCAAATCATTTCTTGATGGTTAATAATTTATATGTAGGTTGTATTGTCGAATTATATGCAGGGGCAGCATCCACGACTGTTATTTCTACCCATACCATTACTAGCAATACTGATAATGATATTACTTTAAGCCCTGACCCAAGAACAATTATCGCTAATGATTTTATTCATATTAGAGGATATGGTGCGCCTTGTGTTGGAGCAAAGAATACTAACACAAAAAGACTCAATGCTGATAATTGGATTGGTATTTTAGAAAGTGCTACTTTCCCTGATGTTGAAGTAGAGATGAAACAATTAAATTTGTCTCTTGGTGGTTCAAGAAACTATACTTATCAGTATAAAGGCATTGAAACCGCAGGTGCGGCTAATCTTAATCTTGTAGCAAATCATGGGGCTTTCTTATATTATGCTTTAGGAAAATGCACTCAAATTGAGGCTAATTTTGAAGACCATCATCCCGCCAGTTCATTAGAAGCACATGGCTCAAATGGAAGTGCAGATGATAGAAGATTTGCTTTCCTTGATACTGGTGCTACTCATGGACAACAAACTATTACTTCGGGTTTTATAGAACAAGGCCCTCTTTTCTATAAAACAGCGAGAAACTCAAATATTTTAACTCCTCCTCTTCTACATGGCTTTGATACTGCCGCAAATGTAACATTGGTTAATAGAGCAGAAAGCGGAACAACAATTAATGATGCTATTATTTATACATTTGAAGAAGCAAATGGAGAAAAATTACCTTCCTTTGCATTAGAACAAACAATGGCTAAGTCTAGCACATTAACAACTAATACTGCTTCTGATTCAGAAGATACTACATTTGTCAGAATTGCAAGAGGTAATCGAGTTAATACTTTAACAATGACGGCTAATGAAAATGAAGAAGTTAAGATGACTCTTGATTTAAATTCAAGAGCCGTTCACAGTTTAGACCAAGATGAAAACTACGAAGCAAGAGGCGGCATTACTGATAATACTCAACTATTTAACTTTGAACAAAGGTCGGCTACTTCTTCAACAGATAAAGAACAAGAATTACTAGAACCTTTCTTTTTCTCAAGCGGTTTATTCAGCATATTTGGGCAACAATTCCTGAAAGTTACAAACTTAACTCTTACAATTAATAACAATCTACAAGATAAAAGATTCATTGGTGTAGGTAATAAGTCAATTAAGGAAGCAATTCCTGCTCAAAGAACATATGAAGTGTCTTTTACTGCTATGGTAACTGATGATAAATTGTTTGAAGAATTATTGAATCAAACAGAAGTAGACAATGCTGCGGCTACTTTACTTACCTTACAATTTGATAAAGCAAACGGTGAACAGATTCTTATGAAGTTCCAAGATTACTTCTTAAGTTCTGCTAATTTTACCATTCCAGATGATAAAGGACCAATTACAGTAGAAGGAACTGTAATGCCAAGAACATTAAACTCATGCACAGTTAAAACACATTGGATTTTACAGGGGTGATTAAATGGTTTCAAAATCAGAAAAAGGCCGTTTAATTAGAGAGAGACTTGAAGCCTCTAAGAAAAAGAAATCTAAAAAGGAAGAGGTTAAAGAAGAACCAGTTAAATCTAAATTAGCAGAATAATATTCCACCAACACCGTTTGTTTGTTTGTTGGTTAGAAGGTGGAGAATATGTTGAACAAAAAAGTTGTATCAGATAAAAGTGTGCTTTTTGCACTAAGCGAGCCTACGCTACACTATATTCGTGTAGCACCCGAAAAAGAAGAATACCTTAAAGTCTGGGTAAAAGAACCCACATGGCTTGAGGTTGATAAAGCCATTAATAGCGTTATGAAAATTAATACTAGAACGCAACAGATGGATTTAGATTTGAATGCCATGTTTAAATACATGGTTGAAAATTTTATTACAAAGACTGAACCTAGTCTTTCAGCGATTGATATTCTCAGATTAAATACTTATGTTGGTAATCAACTAAAAGATATTTTACCCAACCCATTTGATTCAATGTCAGGGGATGAAGAAAAAAACGAAGATTGAGGGGAGCGTTAAAAGGTGGTAAAATACAACCACAAGATGTTTCTCTCATTATCGTCTATACGCTTTCTAAAGCGTTGGGCATTAGTCCTTTAGAGGTCTATAAAATGCCTAGCAGTTTAGTAGCAGATTTAATGATGATGGTTAATATACAAAATGAATTAGAAGCCGAAGAAATAGAAAAGGCAAAGAAAGGAAAGTGATATTTTGGCCGATGATGCTGCTTCAATAATGGCAACAAGAGTCGCTATGATTAATACGCGACTTGAGGTTCTTAATGAAAATCATAAGACAACAAAACAGGCTATTAAACAATTAGAAAGCACTTATACTAATTTACATGTTGAAGCAACCAAAGCATACCTGCTTACCGAAAATGGTATGAAACATATGGTTGAAACAATGGGAAAATTAAATACAAAACTAGTTGAGCAAGAAACAGAAACGGAAGTGAAAAGACAAGAAACTATTACTAAGATTAAAGAAATATCAACTGCTAATGAAAAACTCAAAAAGGATATGCTAGAATCTAATAATGCTATTCAAAAATCAATTAAGAAAATAAATAAAGCATTAAAAAAACAACAGGCAAGTCAGCAAGATGCTGCTAAATTAATACAAGAAGAAAAGGACAGGGCTAAGGCATTTGAAAATCTTAAAAATAAATATGAAGGATTTATAACAAAAGAAGATGAGGCTATAAGTGCTTTAGATACTAGAAGTAGATTGCTTGGAAAAGCAATTGAAAAGTATAGAAAAGAAACAGGCGACAGAAAGTTGCCTTTCTTTGAAGGAATGTCTAGGTATTTAGAAGAAGGTGGAACAAGAGCAGAATATCTTGCTCAGTTTTTAACTTCATCAAGAGAAGAATTAAAAGTCTTTGGTGTTGAAGTGGGAACTGTTAGAAGAATCATGTATGGGTTTTTACCGCCTGGAACTTTTAGAATTGTAAATAAATTCGCTTCATCTTTAAATGTCGTTGGTGCAGGTATAAGAAGCATAAGGGCTGATGCTGAAGGAACAGGTAATATATTAACTAAAACATTATTTGCGGGAACTTTAGACAAAAAAGCCTTTGCTAGACTCAAGGGAAGAAAAGGAGAACTTGATACGCAAGTGTCTGAAGTTGAAGCGGATATTGCAGCAGAAGAAGGAATAATCTCAAGTTCTACTGCAAGTGACGCTCAAAAAGAATCAGCGAGAGAAGCATTGGAATATCTTGAAGGAATAAAAGAAGAGTTGGTAAAAGAGAGAAAAGAGGTTGAAAAGAAAATTAAAAAGCAGGGCGGATTTATTGCAAAACAAATTTCTAATTCACGATTTGGAAAAGCGGGTATTGCTCTCAATGAAAGAATGACTAAAAAACTTGAAGCAATGAATGAATACTTAGATGATTTAGCAGAAAACGGAAATATTTTGCAAAAAGGTTTCGCTAAGGTCGCTAAGGTGGTCTTATCCGTAGGTAAATTTATATTCATGGCTTCAATGTATCTAATCCTTTTCTTAATTGCCTTTACTGTAATTAAGAAGTTCTTTACAAGTAATGCTGAAAAGTTTAAGGAATTCTTTAATATGGCTTCAAAAGTATTAATACCTTTGGTAAGTTTTGCTCTTGAAGGCATTATGAATACAATTAATTCAGTTCTTGAGATTATTACTGGGATATTTTCTGGTGATATAGACCAAATATTAGAAGGGGTGGTTGGTGTGCTTTTGGGTGTTGGTCAATTCCTTTTAGGGCTTATTGGAACTATTTTCTTAGGTGCGCTTTCTTTGGTTGCCTCTGTTGGTTATGTTTTGTGGGGTAAATTCGTAGACTGGATAGAAAGTTCCGAAAGAAGTTTCATGGAAAAAATTGGAGACATTATTGGTCTAGCAATAACAATTGCAGCACTATTGTTCCTAGTTAGTTTGTTGCCTATACAATTGCCCTTCCTAATTGTGGCGGCTGTTGGTGTAGTTGTATTTAAAGCCGTTAAAAAGATAATAGAAGCAATTCCTGGTTTTGCAACAGGAGGCGTTTCTTCTGGAGGATTGGCTATTGTCGGAGAAAAGGGACCAGAATTAGTTACTTTACCTAAAAATGCAAAAGTTCATTCTAATACAGAAAGTAAAAGCATGGTTAAGGGCGGCTCAACTGTTAATAATTTCAATATTACAATTAATGCAAAAGACTCCTCTAAAGCAGAAATGCGAAGAATGGCAGATGAAATTGGTAGAATGATAAGTTCAAAGATTAATAGAAGCACTTCCTCAAGCACATTACGGTGATAAAATGTCAAATACAGTTTATTTAAAATTACAAACATTTGCTGGAACAGACAGCAGTATTGATACTATTCCTTTAAATGTAACTTCTGTAAGCATTTCTGTTGATAAACAGATTCCTGCCTTTCCTATACCTTTAAGTGGTTTAGCAACAGGAGAATCTCAAACAGCCGCTTTAGACTTGGGAATGTCAAGTAAAAGAATTTCTCTTAGCGGATTTATTAATGAAACTCAACTTAAAAGAAGCCATACTCCCGCTTCTGGAACAGCGACAACATTAAATTTTACTGCACAGGAGGTTGCTCAATTAATTGCTTCGGGTGTTGATTCAACTGGTCTTGCTGAATTTCAAGCAATAAATGAATTAATTATTCTTATTCCTTCTAAGATTAATGAATCTTATACAGAAGTGACTGAAAGAAATATTCCATTTACCTTTAGAGCAAGAGGCGACCCGAATGCTCTTGATAATATCAGCGTTGGCGGTTCTCAGCCATTCCCTACATCGGAAACTTCCGAAGGGCTAAAAGGGTTTATTCAAAATTTTAATTTTGAACTAAGTTCAGAAAGTGTAGATATTAGTTTTAGTTTAGATTTCGTTGTCGCTTTAATTTTACCTTGAGGTTATATCATGGCATATGCTATTTTTACAGGAAAACAACGCTCGCTTGTTTTTCCAATTATGTGTAATGGTTTTTTAACTTTGAGTTATACAGATAATATTGCATCTTTAGGAACTGGCCTTCCCTATGGTTTATGGGATTTAGACAAAAATTTTACCTTTGAATGTGTTCTAACACCATATGAAATAAATGGTTATGGTTTTTATGGTGCATCAGGAAATGAGTTTCCATCAGGATTTACAGACAATAATCCTTCGGGAAATGATAAAGCATATATTTCAGGAAGTAAAAAGATACAGAATGGATTGAATGCTCTCGCAACTGAAAGCAATTATGAAAGCCATAAATACATGGATAAGGATGATAGAGGAACACACGAAATGCGTATTTTTCATAGCACTAATTTACAAATTAGTTTACTCAACAATACAACGCATAATTTCAATAATCCTGCAAGATATAAAATAAAAGTGGGAATAAAACTAGGAACAGCCGCTATGGAATATTTCACAACTGATGAAGTCATTGTTCCCAATTTAGGAGGACAATATTCTTATGCTGCTGATGAGTGGACTGACGGAGATAATGATTTAACAGGATTTAATGTGGACGGAAAAGCACAGTATCGTCTTATTGGAAAAACCAGTTCTTTGATTAATGTAAGTAATGCTTACAATATAAGCGGTGGAAATCCTAACGATTTTGTCGGAACATCATTTCAGGATAAAGAAATATTCAAAAGAGATGGATTTACCTTTACTTCTATTGGATTTAGTCAAAGTGCCACATCTAGCGCATTAACTTTAAAAGCCGCCCCTTCTCCTGCAATTGGGGTAAATACTGATTTATATGTCCATGATAAATTTTTTGAGCCAAGTTATATCAATAATACACATCATATTGCGTGTGCATGGGATAATTCCACTAAAGAGATACTTATTTTCTTCAATGGCAGATTAATCAAGAGGGCGAACCATACCCAAACAGATTCATTTTCAATGGCCGCAGAAGATTTTTATATTGGTGCAAATGGTCAGGGAACAGAAGGAGCAGACTCAGCCAAAACGAATAATCAGTTTATGGGAGAATTGCATGAATTAAGCATCATGAACATCAGAAAAACACAATTTAATGCAATAAATAATCTAATGCCTAATTTTAATAATACTGTCCTTTATTTAAGATTTGAGGAGGTTGATGAATAATGGTTGTTGATTTAAGCCCCTCAAGTGCAAAATCTGATGCACCAACAAATCCAAAATTTTCGGATAGTTCTGTTTCATCTATCCAAATGCTTTATACTGCTATTGCGACAGATGGCGAAAGCACATTTTCAACCTCATCAATTACAGGGGCAGTTCCCGAAGAAAACTTAGCAACAACAAAAGGATTTAGAATTAAATGTTATGATGCTTTAACTACTACTGGATTTCAATTTAATCCTGGAGATTTTGAAACATATTACTATTTTGTTCTAGTTCATGCTAGAGATGATAAAAAACATCATTTTGCTAGAATTACAGAAATTCTAACAGAAGATTCTGCGGGAGATGCTTTTGAATTTGAACCGAAATTAGGAAATGAAATACCCAAAGGAAGCAAATTTCATATTATTAAGGGACATGCAAAAACAAATACAAATATTGTCGCTTTTTCAGGAGGAATCTATGTAGATAAGGGAGGCGGTGGATTATCTTTAAATGAAAATTTAGTTTGTGCTAGACCTTTATTTTATTTCTTTAACGATTTATTAGATAAGAAAAATGAGTTAGACCATAATACTAAATATTATTGTATGCAAAAAAATAATTTTTCTTCGGCAACTTTGACATTTAATACTACTGATGCTGTTGTTTTTAGAACAGTTCAAGACTTTGGAAAAACAGTTATTGATTATAGTAAATTTTCTCATAGAGTAACTTTAACAGATAAATTAAGAGGATTAGATAATACTATAACTCAAGGCGATTCAATAACAACAAATGAAGGGGCTACAATTACTGCTGCTACTAATGACTATAATGCTATGTTTCCTAATGCTAGAAGAATTAGTGATGATTTGTTAAGCACACCCACTTATACTGGCCCAACTAGATACCTACATTATGATTTTTCTCCAACAAAGGCAAATATTCTATACAATGTATATGAACATAGTAATACAGAAAGTATTGATGGCAAGGGAGGTTTTTCCGAAACATCGGTTGTTGATAATGGCCGAATTGTTCTAAAAAAGGTTAATGAATTCGCTCCGTATAGGGTGAGACATAATATACATAGAGGAGACTTGAATGCCTTTTTCCCATTAACAGCAACATACAGTTCAAAAACTTCAAATGCTGTTTTTTCGTTTGATACTGATTATAATTTAAATACTGTTTTAAATGAAGGAGATGAGGTTAAAATAGGAGATAAAATTTTAATTGTTGCATCTTTTGGAAGCCTTTCTGGAAGGACACAGGAGATTACCTTTCAAAGCGATACAGAACCCTATGCAAGAGGCGAGAACGACTCTGCTTTTACTGCACAGGCAACGACCCCGACAAGCGGAGATGTGCTTCATAGGCGAGCATATAACGCAAATGATGGCACACTTATGCTTGATACTCACCTCATAAATGGTAGGTTTAGCAAGATGTATGTTGCTTTTACCTCATTAAATCATAATGAAAGATTTGCTACAATTACTGCTTGTGATGCAGTAAAAGGAATGATTACTTTATCATTTAGCGGGGATTCTTATAATTCTAATCCATTAAGTTTTGCTAAGGGGCAGTATCAAATTTTTATTGAAAGATTTAATGGTGAAATTGAGACCATTGAAAGTAAAAAAGTAGAAGGACAAACTTTAGTAGAAATTAAAGGTAGAGACAAATTTAATAAACTATTGTCTCCTATTATTAATTTAAACACATTATTTAGTAATGACATAATATATTCTACTAATAGCCCTTATAATCAATTAACTAATATTAAAAACGGAACAACACATACTATTGCTTTTAACGCAACTACTCTTGATACGGGACAAACAACATTAGATGTTGTTCCTAGTCAAAATGATTATATTTTTAGTTCAACGGGAGTTATTGGTAAAATTAGTAGTGTATCTGGAGGAGGCTCTAGTAATTATGTTTTAAACTTTAGTGCTTCAATGAATGAAGTAACAAATAGCGCAATATATGTTTCTTCTGTTAAAAATTATATTTTAAATAAAGCATTAAGCACCTCTCATTATAATACAAAAAACCCAAGTAGTCTAACTGGGGCTGCTAATAAAGGGTTTATTTTTACAAGTGGTGTAGAACTGTCAGGTTCTACTGAGGGTAATCCCTTGTCTGGAACTACAAATAGTCAATTAACTGGGGCTTTAGGTTATGATATTTTACACCCTTCATCTATAAAAAATGATTTATTTTTCCAAACAAAATTAACAAGCACCTCAAAAGATACTATTAATTCATTGATTGATTTTGAAATTATAGATATTGTTAAAAATGAAGGAGAATCACAAATCACACTTGCACCATATTTACCTATTACTTTGGGAAGAAAATTTAAAAATTATGGAAACTCCTCTTCTTATACTTTTACTGAGATAGCAACTATACAAAATACTCTTGTTTCGGGAGTAACATTAAATTCTTCATTCCCTTCTGTCATAGAAGTAGCAACCGATGGAATTAAAAATATGGATTTTGGCGACCCAGTTTTTATTGGCGGTTCGGGAGCAACTTCTAAATTTGCTGGTTATATTGTTGATTTTCTTTTTATAAAAGGACAGCCCAATTTTGGGCCAATACTGCTTTTAGATAGAGATGTTTCCCCTACTACTGGACATAAAATATTTTCTGTATCAAAAGATACGCATGATTTATTTTTTGTCAATGGTGAGCATCTATGGGGAGGTAAAATTTTATCAATTCCTCATCCTAGAATTACTTCTTCTGGAAGCGTTCCTTTAAATTTTGAAAATATATATTCTTCAAACACTACTACGGCAGAAAAATATGGACAACCATATTATAAATTATTAAGCATGTCTAATGGTAATTTTAATCTTTTAAATTCAAAATCTACTGATATTGATGATTCACAAAACAATATGTATGAAAATACTTCTAAATTGAAATATCACTCTATTTCATATAAATTTTCACCAAACACCGCTTCTGATAATCTAAATGTTTTTGATAAAACGGGAACAGGAGATAATATACAAATGGACTTTGATTTAAGAGGTTATGGAAGTCCTTACGGTAGTATTTTTAATGGGCAAAACATTAGGCTACAAAGAACAGATACGAATGTTAAATATCCAAATACATTCAATGCGACAGATTTATCTCAAATTGAGCGTCTTAAATCAGCCCTTGAACAAAAAGACACTTCTGCGGCAACTCTTTTCTTTTATGTTAATAGTGACATTTTACCATATTCTTCTTTAAGGCAAGATAGTTTAATGGATGGTAATAAAAATATACAAAAATACGATATGTTTTTATTACAAAATAACAGAAATATTGATGGTGATTTAGAATTTACAGAAACAACTGATGGTAAAAGAAAATTATTAACAGATGAATCATTTAAAACTATATCATTTGATTCTGAACAAGATATAAGTTCACTTAAAAGATTTGGAATAATGAGATTAACAGAACTGTGTTTTGATGCCCATTTTAACCCAGTTAATCCAGAAAAACGAACAATAGAGGATAAAGACTTTATGAGAGTTGCTGACTTTGATGCTTACAATTTTTCTAGCACCAGTAATACAATTCATGTTTCAAACAGCGAAAGTGCAGGAAATAATCAAATAGTATTAGATACGGTGGGAGGCAGTAATCCTGCAAACGGAGAAGTGCTTTATGATTCTGATTTTAGATTAATAGGAACAGTTAGTTCATATTCTTCTGGTAGTAAAACTATAACTTTTACTGATGAAGTGGCTTTAAATTACAATAGTACCTTTACTTCTGGTTTAATATATAAAAGAACTGCGAAATTAGATGTTAATTTAAAAGGAACAAAAGGGATGGACACCTTTATTACTCAAACTAGGGCACATTTACAAAAAGGAGCACTAGTTACACAAAATTATGCTTCTGACTCTAATGATTTTTGGGCAACTAATTCTGATAATCATTCTGTTGTTTTGGCTTTTGACCCTGCGGATAGAATTTCTCTTCCGTTTAGATTTAATTATAGCAGTTCTTCTGATTTAACTTCAGCCAACTATTATTTTCCAAGTAGATTATTTAGATATTTTTATGCATCAAGCGCCCAAACTTTTAATCAATGTAAAGCGATTGCTTTAGATAGTTATGCAATAGAGCAAGGAGGTTTAGTTAGTGTTGAGAATGGTTTGGCTATTCCGTCTACGGGAATACGCATTCTTCAATTTGATGATGCAAATGGCGAGCATACTGATTTTTTCATGCTAAAAAACGGTACAAAAACATTTGGTAAAGAATTTCCGCAATCAAGTCCTTCAACGGGATTGGCTGCTTCAGGGAGCGCAAGATATGAAGCATCAGGAGCAAAATTGTGTTTTACTGCTCGTTTAGCATATGTTCAATCTGAACATGATACTCCTGCAACAATTTCTTCTTCTAATGGTAATTTATATTCAGTCGGATTAAATGCTTTTTCTACTGCTGGAAATGGGTGGTTAGATTTCATTGATATTACTGGCTGTTATTTAGTCTCAGAAAAAGGATTTGATACGGAATTAAAAGCAGCCCATTCAACTGGCGGAACACAGGCCACAATTATGAGAAGAATGGATAATTCTATTCCAGAAGAAATAATATATGTTATCTCTCATGAAATAAATAATAGTGGCTCAGTTAAACATAATTTAACAACTGATTTTCCATTAACAGATGGTAGGTCATATAGAATTATGAAACCAAATGAAACGGCCTTCCATACTAATTCTCCTAAAAAAATAAATATTAATACCCTATCACCGCTATACACTAAAGAGGCTAACTCAGATAAAATGTATTCACCAAAACAAGATTATGAAGTAAAAGAGGGTTCTAGGGATAAATTTAACACGGTAAAACCGCAAACAACAAACGATTCTGGTCCAGTTCAAGAAGCAATTTTATCTATGTATGTAATAGTTGATTTAGATAAACAAAGTAGTAATGAAAACTACATCGTATTAAGAAAAGCAAAAAACTTTCTTGACCTTTTACCAGAAGGAGGTTATAATCTATACATGACTGATGGTGTAAATAATCAATTAACCTCTATCAATGTTAGAGATAGTGCAAGTTTTGATAGTGGGTCAGAAAAACAAGTAATAGTTACTTTCGGTGAAATGAAAGAAATGAATGGCATTGTTAGTGTTTCTGAGCCCTTTACCGTTTCTTCTTTTAATGAAATTAATATAGAACCAACTAGGGCGTGTATAGGAACAACCGTTTCTGTTGGTTTAGAAGGACAAGATTTGATAAATGAACTTTTAGAGAGAGAAGGAATAGTTTTTGATATTCCTAGTAATGAAAGTCCTCCTATTTTTATGTCTCCTAATTTTCAAGGAGTTGATTTATATTCTGCAATTCGCTTTGTTGCTGAAAGAAAAAATATGAAATTAGTTGAAGAAAATAATGCTTTTAAACTATTATCTGATAACGATAGTTTAATACGCACAAATATTACCATAGATGATACTGGGGATTATCTAATAAGTGAATTTAATAAAACTACTGCCCTTTTTGATTTCTTTAATGAAATTACTGTATATGGGCAATCACATAAATCAACAAGAAAAGATATTCGCTCTATTCAAAAAATAGGTAGAAAAACTTTGGAGGTTGTAGATAGTTCTTTAATTACTCAAGAAGAAACAGACTCTAAGGCTGTAGGTCTTCTAAGACTGCATTCAAAATTTAATACTAAACTTTCTTTTACTATGCAAAATAAAGGGATAAATCAACTTAGAGTAGGAGATATTGTAAATGTATCTATTCCTAGAGAAAATATTGAGATGTCTGAATTTATTGTATTAGAAATGGAACATCAATTAAGTGGCTTTATTAAACTCCAACTTGGACGATACACTAAAGATTTATCTGACATTTTTTCAGAACTACTAATTTCTTCTAAAGAAACAAAAGCAGCATTAAGAAAAGATAAATTGACAACAAATGAAATATCGTTTAACTTCATCAATGAGATAGACACCAAAGAACTTAAATTGTTGGTGCGTAAGAGAGAAGCGTCGGGGGCTACGAGGACTCTTGGTTTTGGAACAGCCTTTGGTTTCTCTTCAAATAGCCAACTTGGTTTTACTGGCGGAGCAATCGTAATTACTGATTTAATAGAGGAGGATTTAGCATGATTACAGACAAATTAAAAACACTAGTAGCAACATACATTAAAGATAATTTATTTGATAGTGCTGATATAGGATTAGGTGGTAATTCTACTAATCCTGTATCTGATGCTTTAGATGTTCCTCTTGGTTTAACCCTTACTGTCGCCAATGGAGGATTAGTCATAACAAACTCAGCATTGAATGTAATAGAGGTAAAAGTATCTGTTGCAGGAACTAGTATTCAAGGAAAAGTTATTCGTGAAGTTGCTCTTTTTGATGGAAGTAATATGGTATATAGAACCAATTTTGATGGAGTTGGCCCTTTTTCTACAACAGAAACATTAGAACTGTTTATTTTGTTGGAGGTAGAATAATATGGTAAGTAATCCGAACTATTACAGTCAAAGCACAACGGCTACATTTAATCAAATAGAAGATGGTCAAGATTTTCCTCATACTGGAATTATTAAATCTTTATCTCAAGGATTAGGTCAAAACTATGCAATTAGTGGGTTTGACATTACTTTTGATAGTGCTACGCAAATTGATGTAGGAGCAGGAGTTATCTTTAGAGATGGTAAAAGACACGCAATTAGCGCAGTTCCTAATTTAACTTTGGGTAGGACTGATGTTGGAGAAAATTCTTATCATTTAGTTGTTGTTGATAAAGATAATGCAATCGCCATTAGAAGCCCAAGTGCTAAAGATAAAGTAGCACCATATACTGAAAGAACGGGTAGTAATACTCATGGAGACACAATTATTGCTATGGTCACTCATAATGGCAGTAATCCAATGCCAGTTCAATATTTAACAATAAGTAAAGCAGAAAATTCTCAATCTATTGGATATAGCAATAGTGGGACATATACTGAGGCTATGTCAATAGAAGGCACTTCTACTAAAACAACCTTCCATAACAAAATAGCAGATGCTGATGTTAGATTTGTATTAGGAGACAATACTGCTGATGAAAAATTTGAGATTGTTACTGATGATGACGCTGATGGAGACTTAACTGATACACTTACTGAAGTATTTTCAGTAAATGGATTAGGTGCTACTTCAATTGCAGGAACGGTTAATTTAGGAAGTGTAGTTAATGCTGGAACAGATACAGATAAATTCTTAGTTTTAGATAGTGGCGGAAATGTAGATTTTAGAACTGGAACGGAAGTAAGAAGCGATATTGGAGCAGGAACATTAAGTGCAGAATCAGATACATTAGATACTGTCACAGGAAGAGGAAACACAACTGGTAATGATATAACAGCAGGGTCTATTGCATCTACTATTAATCAGAACATATCATTTGAATTAATTACTGCTGGACAACCCATTAGTGGAGGAAAAACAGTTGTTTATGCATTTCAACTTAGTGGTCCTGTTGCTTTACCTGCTCCCGCTACTGGAAATATTCTTTATATTAAAAATATAGACCCATCAGGGCCAATAACTATTATTGGAAGTCCTTTAATTGATAATGGTGTTCATCCAAGTCATCCTAAACTTACAGGGGCAAATCAAATTACATTAAATCCATTTGAAACCGTAACCTTACAAGCAGTAAATGATGTTAGTGGGGTTATACAAGCAGGTCATATGATTATAAGTGATTGAATGGAATTAATTGTATTGGCTATAATAGCCTTTATCTGTGGTTTTCTTGCAACATGGTTAGCCACAATTGACGATTTATGACCAACTTTGCCGTTGCATTCAAATCAAGTCGCAGGAGGTATTGAATGCAGGTGTGTCATGCCTAATATGAGAAAATGCTCTCATTTAGGCCAACAAAATTCGTAATAAGCGAATTTAAAATTGAACATTAGAAAAAATCCAAAAAAAAAGAGAGGGAGCATACGCTCCCCCTCAATTTGTTTTTTCCGACCAAATGGAATTACAGGCTCTACATTCCCACAATTTTACTTGTTCAGTAGAACCAACATAAAAGCCAAGTAATCGTCTTGCTACTGTCTTTTCTTTACAGTAGAAACATTCTTGCTTCAATGCCATATCATCACTTTTGGCTATCTTCGCCCATCAGCCGCTTCATGTATTCTTCAACGCTTTCATCGGTAATATTTGTTCCACCGAAAGCGGCAAAGAATAGAAGCATTAGAATGCTGATGAAAAAGAATAAACCAATCCATTCCCATGTTGTCATTACCACATCACCTCTAATTCTTTATGTTCGCCTTTTTCTAAAGAAAAAGCCTTAACGATACCATTTGTTTGCCCATACTTCCAAAGGTCATAGACTAATTGAGTATCTTTCATACAATACTCAACAACTTCATCATATTGCCCTGCTTTCCATAACTTAGGGGCATCTGCACTATCCATTAGTTTAAAATCATCCATTGTGCATTTAACTAGATTTTTTAATTGAAATCTTTCACCATGCTCTTTCAAAAGTATTCTTGAAGTATCAATGAATTGTTCTTCTTTGAGATACTTATTGATACAATAGATGTCCATAGAATCTCTAAGAATAGGCAAATCAAAAGCCTTAATGTTATGCCCCAATAATAGTCCTCCCTTTTGAAAATGATTATCTAAATCATATTTAAGTTCAGAAAGAGGTTTAATAGTATGGCCTGATTTAGCAAAAGTATCAACAGGTTCATCAACATAAACCGTTCCATTTTGTCCATCCCATGTTGCTACGGTTGATACTTGAAACATATGGGTATTGCTGAAACCACCAATGTCATACGACATATTTTTGGTTTCTAAATCAATAGCCAACACAGACATATCATTCACCGTTAGACCAAAGTTTGCTAATCTTTTCTTCTTCTTTATTTACTTTAGGTTCTTCGTTAAGGTCGGTTCTTCGCTTTAAAAAGCAGACAATCTGCTTATTTGCAACAATTAATTGGGAACAACATTCCCAACCATCTTCACCATAAGTATTCAATGTATCAATGATTACTTTTGGCCCTTTCTCAACTTGAAACACCAGATAGGTATTTTCCCACTTCATTCTTCATCACTCCGTATTAACTTAACATAAGTCCTATTACTTGCACCTTTTTGTTCCTCAAACTTGTGTCTAATTACATCAAAATGCCTATACACCTGCGCTCTTGATTTTTTCGCTTTGGTTCGGACTTCTGTTAAGAGTGTTGTTTTATTGACAAAACCTTCATCATCTTTCTTCATTTTGCTATAAACATCCATAAAGAGAGATTCAAGCGAGTTCTCGGCTATGCTCTTACGCTTCGCTCGGAGGCTATCAGTTAGCCAGTCCACCAATGACCTATAACATTGTCGGACGATTGTTGATGCTTGACGGACATTATGCCCAGTAACGACGAATCTTTGGTTTTTATCCTTAATTGAAGGAGCAGACGCAACACTACAAAGAACAGACATTTTATAGAGAATCTTCATCAAACGGGTGGTAAAATTACCCGCAATTTTAGCAACATGGCTAGGATAAGATTGAATATACATACGCATACTTTCATATTCAAGTCTTAGAACTTGATTAAAGTCAGGAGTATATTTCATTGTTTTAAGAGGGTCGCCTCCTACTTCATTAAATCTATCACGGGTTAATTCATAGAGAGTAAAGATAGCATCGGCATACTTGTCAATTGGTTGATTAACTTCTTCAACCGTTCCCGCCTTTTCAATTTGTTCAAGACGCATCTTATGTTGGATAAACTCAGGAACATCCCAAACATACAATAGCATTCTTTGTAGGACACCCTTTTCTGCCATAACATCATTTAGATTGGTTGGTGGATAAGTCATAGCCAAAACGGAACGCTCACAGAAACATTCCATAATCATTCCACCAAAAGAAGTCAAAGCCTTAGAAATAATCCAAGACTCTCCCGCTAATGAGTTCATCAAAGTATTGAGATATACAATAGAGTTTTCTTTATGTTGGCTTTGTTTAAAGATACCAGAATATTCAAACTCATCCCAATGAGCAAGACCATTTCCTTCTAAAACTCCTGGCCTTCTATTATATTCAACTTCTCCATCATCATCAATTTCTTTGTCATAACCACCAATAAGAACAGAATCAGTATAATCAGTTACGCCAAATGTATTAAAAATACGATTCATAGGTAGATTGTTTCTAACAAATGGTGGGTGTTTGTTGCTAGCATTAATCTTAGCAAATGTTCTTTCTGCAACTGGCCCAACAAAGTTCCACATTGTAGATTTACCTGTTCCGCTTGTTTGAACCCAACAAAAATGTATTCTTGTATCTTCATGGTTTCTTCCATTAGGAATAGTAATGAAATCTTTCACTACTTGACCTAAAATGTTAAAGAAACAAATACCAGCAGGAATATCATTATAGTGTGATACTTCAACTGCTGATGCTTGAAAATCCCTTACAATTGCGGGTAATGCTTCGCTGAAAACACCTGCATTTGATTCAAGTGCTTCCATATATTCTTCTTCGTTAATTTCTTCATTCATATTTTCACCTTCTCTTCCGAGTTTAATGTGGAGATTATTCTGTTGGCTAAGGTTTCTCCGATTCCCTCAATGGCTTGTAATTCATATGCTGAACACTCACCTATTTCCATAATAGAGCCAAATTCTTTTATTAGTTGTTTTGCTTTTTTAATTGATACGCCTTTAATACTGCTTAATAAATCTAGTCTTAAATCATCTGTTGTTAATCTTTTAAATACTTGTGGTGCTATTACATCTCTTGTCATTGGTTTCATTTTACTTACTGCTGTTATAATTAATGCTGCTTCTTCTTCTGTTTCTACCCATACTGGTTTTACATCTGTATCAAGAATTAACCTACCAATAGCACCAAGAAACTTTTGGTTTAGCATAATACTCCTACTGCTAATCGGCATTTTACTGGGTGAATTTTGTATTACATTCATAATTGCTTCATCAAGACTACCATGAATAATTACTACATTTGTTTTATAGTGCCTATCCATGTTATCAATTTGAGTCCATAATCTTTTTGATATTACTGACCCTAAGAAGTCTGTGGTGGACTTTGCCTCAAAACAAACATCATCATAAACATAGTCGCCTATCTCAATCCAACGCTGTTCGTATTGTATATTTAAGCCCTTTGCTTTTTGCATAACCAATTTGGCTAATTTAGACTTCTCTCTTGAATCAATTACTA